CCTATTATGAGCAAGTCAGATAGAGTAGATATAGATGTAAAGAACAATACGTTCTTACCTACATTGTTAGCTAGTGCAGAATATGAAGGAGTATTTCACATGAGGAGTAGAAGAACTTAATGGGATATTTAAGAAAATCAAAACTATCAGATCTTAATTATGTATGTCAAAACATGAGACAGATGGATAGGTTAGAAGGTTTATATCAGACAGGAAAAGATGCTGAAGATGCTTTACGCTTGTCTTATTTATTTGGTGAAAAAGTTTTAACAATAGCTGGTGACGAAGATCAGCCTATGGGATTATGTGGAGTAATAAAAGGTGGTTGTATATTTATGATTTGTACTGATGAATTATTTTCTAATAAAAAATATAAAATACAACTAATAAGAAAAGGTAGAAAATGGGTAGACAGTTTGTTGAAATCTTATAAACTCCTATATAATTTTGTATATGCAGAGAATCATACTGCTATAAAGTGGTTAGAAGCTCTCGGTTTTGTTTTTATAAGGTATCACGAAAAGTATGGACAACATGAAAAACCATTTTATGAATTTTTGAGGATAGCCTAAATGTGTTCTCTTGCTGCTGGTATTAGTGGAGGTTTAAATCTTTTTCAAGGTCTTGCCATGCAAGGTGCTGCAAAAGATAAAGCCAATCAAGTTGCCGAACAAGAAAGACAAGGAGTTCAATCAGCAGAAGACAACAAAAGACAACAACAATTAGCTTTATCTGAAGGTAAACAAGAGAAAACTGTAGCTGCTAGACAAGATCAATTTGCTAAAAGAATAGATACATTAGTAGCAACTAAAGCTTTATTAGCAAAAGGACAATCTGGTAATACCACAAATTTATTAGTAATGGATCAAATAAGACAAGGTGCGAACTACAATGAAAAAATAAGACAAAGCATTGAATCTATGGACAGGCAATATTTGTTTGATATAAAATCAACTGAAGCAGAATATCAAGGTATTAGAAATAGATTAAGAAGTAATACTATTAATGCTTACAATGCAATACCTTCAACAGGATCAATTCTTTTAGGTGCTGCTTCAAGTGCTTTTAATACTGAACTTAGTAGACCAGAAGGAGCTTTTAGTTAATTATGGCATCTAGTTTTCAAAGTACATCAGGCGAAAGTTTTAGAAGGCCAGTTAATACTTTTGTGCAACCTGTTACTGCTACACGAAAAAGTAGCTTGGCAGATTTAGCAGAAATCTTAGAAGTTGTTAATCCAGTATTAACAAAATTTGCAGTTAAAAAAGAAGATGAAAGAAATCAAGCAAAAATGGTAGAAGGTCAAGAATTTATATTGCAAGCAGATGATGAAGAATTAAAAAATGCAATAAAAACAATAAATGAAAGAGATGGTAGTAGAGCTAAAAAAGATTTTTTAGGTAATAATAGATTTTTTCAAATAGGTGCGGAAAGACAAATAGCAATTAACTTAGGTAATGCTGCGGAATTAAATACAGAAAAGTTTTTTAAAAATTACACAGTTGAAGTGCCAAACAAATCTGGTGGTGTTGATTATGTACCTTTATCAGACTTTGATGTGAACTCTGCTGTTTTTGATAAAGCACTATCAGACTTTAATAGAACGTCATTAATAAATACAAAAGGAATAAGACCATCAATTTTAAATCAATATTTTTTACCAAAACAAAATGCAGCTTTAAAAAAAGTTTTTGATAGACAAGTTAGTAATTCAGCAGATAAAAATATTGCTAAATATTCTAGTATTATTTCATCAACTTCTTTACAAAATTTTCGTAATATAAAAAAATACGATAAAAATATTGAATTAAATATTATTGATAATGACGGATTTATAACTGGTTATGACCATGCTGTAAATTTAACGCAAGAAGATATAGATTATGCTGTTTCATTAGGTTTATCAGAGGTTGTTTCTCCTACAGCTTTAGTAAAAACAATTAAAAAAAATGCTTACACGATATTAAATGAGTTTGAAGAAGGTAATATATCTTGGGTTGAAGCACAGGAAGAGCTAGATGATTATATAGATTTTATGAGTGACCTAAAGGTAGGACCTAAAGGTAGAACTAAAACAGGAGTAGAAGTACAAAAAACATTAGGAGAATTTTTAGAGCAAGGTGATGATATTTTAAATCTTAAAAAAGACATATATAAACAAATTAATGATTTAAATAAAGAAGAATCAGATCTTATTGAAGCAAATAAGAAAAAAGATATTCAAGAAACTTTTAAAACTATTAATTATTCAATCTCTCCTTCTGACAAAGATTATGCAAAAGTATTAAAACAAAATGTTGCTACTCTTAAAAATTTAACTAAAAGATACCCAAACCTTAAAAAGTATATTGTTGAAGAATATAATTTAAGAAATGATAATATTGATCTTTGGTGGGATAGATTTACAAGAGATTATAACAATGGAAAATTTGGAGATAGAGATAACGCAACAACAAAAATAAATAGTTTTATGGCTTTGTTAGGTTCAACTGCAAGTGACGAAGACAGAAAAAGATACAAAGAAGCTTTAACTTTAATTAATAAAGAAAACCCACAAGGGGTATTTGCTAGCCACCCTCAATTTAAAACAACTCTTCAACAAGTAAAAGAAGCTTTAAGAGAAGATAATAATTCTGGATATACAATCGTTAAATTTGGCTATACAAATGCTTTTAATGATTTATCAAATAGATATAGAAATAAAATTGATGCTTGGGCTGTAAAAGAATATCCAAATGAAAGTGCAAAAGAAGAAGCAAAAAATAAAATTCTTAATTTTATAAAAGAAGAAGGATTAAAAATAGTAACTGGTGATTATGAATTTGAAGATAAGTTGCTTGAAGAATTTTATAACAGAGCAAATCAACCAAAAAAATTTAATAAGAAACAATTAGAAAATATTAAAGGATTAGCAGAAGGTGGACCTGTTAAAAAAGACGAGCCTGTACTTGTAGGTGAAGAAGGACCAGAAATACTTGTACCTAAAACTGATGGTTTAGTTATACCTAATGACGTTTTAGAAAATACAACACAAATAGTAAATGATGTTGTTCAATCAATGAATGGTGTTGATGAAGAGCCAGAGAAAATAACTATTGTAGGAGAAGAAGAAACAAATGGTATAAAAAGATTTGAAGCTAACTTTCCAATCTTTTACAAATTAGCAAAAGAAGCAGGTCATAAATTCCCAGAGGTTACAGCAGCACAAGCTATGTTAGAAACAAGTAATGGTGCTGATCCTTCTGCTGTGAATAACTATCTTGGCTTGAAAGCTACCAAGAGTGAAACTAAACGTGGCGAGTCAACTTTACAAAATACAACAGAAAATGAAGGAGATAAAGTTATTTCTATTCAAGATAATTTTAAAAACTTTAACAGTTTAATAGATATGATGAATCAATATAAAAAAGAATGGAATGATGACTTTATGGATAGAAAAGGTATTGTTAATGTAAATACTGCGGAAGAAGCAGCAAGGTTGTTACAAGCAAATGTCTATGCAACTGATCCTGATTATGCTGACAAAATTATTCAGATAATCAAAGACGCAAAACGTAATCCTCCATTATTTTAAACATGACAAGTTCAACTCCAAACTTAGGTTTTCAAGAAGAAGATATTAATGAAGATATAGGATTTAGTGATGATGTAACTAATACTGATAGATCAACAATAAATGAAATACAAGAAGAACCAAAAATTGAATTTCAAAATGTTTTTGATAATAAAAAAATATTTAACATGGATAAGAGTTGGATTGATTGGGATATAGAATATAACTTTAGTGATTACACAAATACTTTTTTACAAAATGGAGAGGAACCATTTGATTTATATGCAGAATCAAATGATAAGACAAGAAACATATTTAATAAAACTATAGACTTTTCAGTTGGAGAAGATACTGTACCAAACCTTGAACCACGTTTAAAATTTTTAAGTGTTTATGATTTTATAAAAGGTAATCAGTTTAGTAATTTAGGTTTTAATAATAAACCAATTAAAGGATTAAGAGATAGAAAGCAGTTTTTTAATTTAATAAAAAAAGAAACAGGTTTTACAGGTGAAGAATTTCTAGGAAACAAGATACCTAGAGAAAAAGTAGAAAGCGAAGAGTTCCAAAAAGGTCTTGCAAATGTAATGAAACATTATGAAGACAAAGGTTTTACTATCAATATGCTTGAAGCTGATGACGAGTCGCAACTAAATAAATTAGCAAAAGGTATGGGTATAGAGATAGGTGTAGGTATAACAGCAGATTATGTCTTTGCACCTTTACTTGCTGGTAATGGTTGGTCTAAAGCTATATATGCTCTTGGTCAATGGTCTGTAGGTTATCTTGCAAATGTAGAAGCACAAAAACAAAGAGTAAAAGAAGAAGATAGAGTAAATTTTAAACCCAATCAAAATGAAGCTTTTGCTGCTGGTTTTACACAAATTATTCCTTTTGGTGTAACTCTAAAAGGTTGGAAAGGTGTAGCTGCGTCAGGTGCTTATGGTGGTACGATTGCTACTACTGAAACTTTCTTAAGAGATATATTAGGAGATGATGTAAGCTTAGATGAATACTATGCTTCATTTGGTTTAGGTACTGCTTTTGGTGCTGGATTGAAAGGCTCTATTGAAGGTTTAGATAAAATATTTACTAAATACAAAAACTTTAGATACGACAAAATAAATAATATATTTAACTTAAACAAAAAAGATGTTCAAGTTGTAGAAGAAGCAGCAGAAAATATTAATAAAGCAAATAAAGTTTTAAAGAATGATATAGAAAGTAAAGGAGAAAACTACGACAACATTGGAGAAAAGTTAAAGAACGAAGGTTCTGGTACAAGTAGTCAAACAAATACAAAACCTATAGATGGTTCTGTTAGAACATATATAATGCCTAATCAATTTAAAAATTCAAAACCTAACTATGGAGATGCACCTATAATCTTTCAATCTGATTTTGATAAGATGGCTTGGTATTTAAGATATAAAAAAACAAAACCACCAAAGTATGCAGATAAAATTTTAGAAAGTTTTATTACTCAAGGTTTTACAGAACAAGAAATAAGACAGCATGGTACTAATTTACATGAAAAGATTAAACAAATAGTTATAGATAAAACAGGATCAGCAAAAGCAGGTCAAGGTAATACAGTAGGACTAACAATAGAAGTACCTGCTGATGCTAAATATTCTCAAGAAGTGCAAACAAGTATTACTGGCAAAAAACAAAACTTAGGTGATCTTACAAAGAATCCTCAATCAGTTAAATTTATTAAAGAATTTAAACCAAGACAACAAGAATTAGTAGAATCAATAATCAGGCAATTAAAAGATGAAGATGTTTTTGTAGGTTCTAAAAGCCAAGTACAAACAAGGCTTGAAGGTCTAGGTATGTTTGATAAAGGAGTTGTTAAGTTATCTAATACAAGTGCGATAAAAGAATATGCAGAAATGTATGCAAAACTCTACAACTTAGTTCCTAGTGATTCTTTAAATTTTGCATTATCACAAGTCATAACACTAGCAACAGAAAACGTAGCTAATAAAAATCAAATAATGATGGATCTTATTAAAACCAAAGATTCTGCAAAAATAAGTAAAGCTATAGATGACTTGTTTGAGTCACTAACAGACGTAGAAGAATGGTTAACACTAGGTCTGCCACTAAGAACACAAGCAGGTAGAACTGTTAAGTCCTTCGGTATGAAGCCAGAACAAGGTATAGAAGGCAAAACAGTTGAAGAAATAACAGGTATGACAGCAGCAGAAAAAGCTGCTGCTACTGCCAAAGTACCTGAGTTGCAAATAGATATTGATGACGCAATAGCAAGAAATCAGTTATTAAAAACTAGAATGACAGAAGCTTTAGAAGAAGCTACAAAAACAGGAGATTATTCAAAGTTAAATCAAGCAGCAGTTACTTTAAAAGCAGCAAGTAGTGATCCTAGAAAACTTGTTGCAGTTCAAAATCAAGATGCTATATCTACTTCACTTATAAAAGGATTAGACAAAGGTGCAAGAATTTTAAATGAAATTGGTATAAACGCTGTTCTTTCTGGTCCTAATACACAAGCAATAAATTTATATTCTGGTGCAATGATGACGTTTATGAAAGCAATGAATAATTTTGCAGGTGCTAATAGTGTTACTGAATTGAGAGCAGCACAACAATATCTATCTTATTTATTTTATAACTTGGATTTTGGTGTACAAGCTTGGAAAAGATCATGGGATATGGAAGATAACTTTATTAATGTTGGAAATGTAAAAGGAGATACAGGGCAACGATTTATTATATCTTCGGATTCTAGCTTCTGGCCTTTAAGAGCTTATGACGAGTTTGGAAGGGTTATAAGATTACCTAGTAGGTTGATGACAGCAAATGACGCTTTAGTGCAAGCACCTAATATTATTGCTGCTACTGCATTTGAAGCTTTCTATGAAGGTATTGGTAGAAATTTAGAAGGAGAAGATTTAACAAAATATATAAAAGGAACTGTAGATGGTGTTATATCTTATTTGTTAAAAGGTCAAGAAGGACAGCTAGGAAGAATAGAAGATGGAGTCCTTCAACCAACTGATGCAGTAATACAAAGAATACTTGCAAGAGCTAAAAATGTTGGCAAGACTATTACGTTTACTCAAGACATAAGAACAGATAGTTACTTTGGTCAAGGTGCAAAGTTTATAAATGATGCAGCTATAAACAATCCAGCAGTTAGATTTTATTTTAAATTTACAAGAACTCCAACTAATATGTTTTTAGAAACTGCAAGATATTTGCCAATAGTAAATTTACCAATACAAGTGACGTTACCAAATGGAAAAAGAGTCAATATAAATCTTGTAAATCAGGCTCTTTTACCTGATATGGTTGCTGACTTGAATAGTCCAGATCCTTATGTACGTCAACAAGCAAATGGTCAAATAAGAATGGGTGCTGCACTTGGTACTTTGATGTTATTTCTAACTAATAAACAATTTGAAGATGGAGATGACGAATATAAAAAAGAGTTTTTAACAGGTGGTGGTCCTAATTTTTATACCAAAGAAGGTGCTGCACAATGGATTTCTATGTATAAAAATGGTTGGAGACCTTATAGTAAAGCTGTTTTACAGTATGACGAGAATGGCGATCCTTTGTTGAAAAATGGTAAGCCTGTATATATCTATAAGAGTCTTGAGTTTATACCCGATCCACTAGCTTCTTTAGTCAGAACTTGGTTAGATTTTGCAGAGATGCAACCATGGTTGCTTGATGAAGGAGAAGGAGTAGCAGAATATGTAGGAACTTGGTTTGCTTTTGTTGGTCGTAATATGTTTGGTAAAACATATACAAGTCAAATATCAGAGCTATTAAAAATTCTTTCAGCAGGTGGACAACTAACTGAACAAGGTATAGATGAAGGTTTGAAATATCGAGACAAAAAACTTCTTGATTATATTGGTAGGCAAGTATCTGCCAACTTCCCTTATTCAAGTTTGTTTAAAAGACTTGCAAGAGTACCAGCAGCAATAAAAGAAACAATGGGATTTACTGAGGAAGATGCTAAAGCATTATTTAACTCAACAGGTGATCCTACAGAATTAAGAAAATTTATTAAACGTGATTCAAAAACATACTCAGGAGATGGTGCTAATGAAAGTTTGCCTTATAGTGATGAAGATTTTAATAAAGCAAATTTTGTAATTCAAGGTCTTGAAAATACAGTAGATAAAATATTTAAAGAAATCGTACCTTTAAATGTAGGAGGTAAACTACCTTCACAAGTAGAACATATAACTAATAATGTAATAACTTATCCACGCAAGGAAGGAGGTCTTTTTCAATTTATCTACAATAGACCTATAGGAGAAAGTCAAAACTTTTTAGTTCTTGATGTGCAAGCTGAGATAGGTAAAATGTTACCTCCACCCCCAGATATTATAAGAGGATCAGTATTACCTAATTTAAAATCAGCAGATTTTATACCAAAAAAATTAGATAGAAATGAATACAATACGCTTAAAAAAATTACAAACGTCATAGAACTAAAATATAAAGGTAGAAATATGAATATAAAAGAAGTTATTAATGCAGAAATAAACACACCTTATATACAATCACGAAGAAGTATTATTAAAAATTTTGGATTACAAAGTGACGAAGGGCAAAGAGCATCAGAAGAAATATTCCAATCATTATCAAAAATTAATACCAAATTTATAAAAGCAGGTATGATAGAGTATATGCAGACTGAAATGACAGAAACAGACATAAACAAAAGAATAAATGCAGTAGAGAACAAAAATATTAAATACAATGATATATTGCTAGAAGAGTTTGAAAAACTTAATCTAGGTACATTTAGTAACAGTTCCTTCTAATTATGGCTACCAACACCGCACCATCTTTTACAGAACATACCGCACCTAGTTCTGGTTCTACTGCTGGTCCTTATTCTATATCGTTTAGTTATATAGATGAAGATGAAGTAGATGTTACTGTTGATGGGGTCTTAAAAACTAAAACTACACATTATACTTTTGCTTCTGCTACTACAATTCAATTTACTTCTGGTAATAATCCAGCAAACTCAGCAGCTATAAAGTTTCAAAGAGATACAAATATCGGTGCAAAAAAAGTAGACTTTCAAGATGGTAGCGTTTTAACTGAAACAGATTTAGATAGTAGTACAGATCAATTATTGTTTGGTTTACAAGAACTATCAGATGACTATGTAAAAAGAGATGGATCACAAACTGTAACTGGTAATCTTGTATTTGAAGGTAGTGCTGATGATAATAATGAAACAACTTTAGCTGTAACAAATCCTACTGCTGACAGAACAATTACGTTACCTGATACTACAGGAACAGTTGTTACAACAGGTGATTCGGGAACTGTTACATCAACAATGATTAATGATGGAACTATTGTTAATGCTGATATAAATGCAAGTGCAGCTATAGATGGAACTAAAATATCACCTAACTTTGGTAGTCAAAATATTGTTACTTCTGGAACTGTTGATGGTAGAGATGTATCAACTGATGGTACAAAATTAGATGGTATTGAAAGTGGAGCAACAGCAGACCAGACAGCAGCAGAAATAAGAACACTTGTTGAAAATGCTACTGATAGTAATGTATTTACTGATGCTGACCATACAAAACTTAATGGCATAGAAGCTTCTGCTACAGCAGATCAAACTGCTGCTGAGATTAGAACACTTGTTGGTGATGCGACAGATAGCAATGTATTTACAGATGCAGAGAAGACTAAACTAAATGGAATTGAATCTGGTGCAACACAAGATCAAACAGGTGCAGAAATAAAAAGTGCATACGAAGCAGAATCTAATACAAATGCTTTTACTGATACTGAAAAAAGTAAACTAGCTGCTATTGAAGCTAGTGCTGATGTTACAGATGCAACTAACGTAGATGCTGCTGGTGCAGTAATGAATAGTGATTTAGGTACTAAAGGTCAAATATTGGTTGGAGATGGTGCAGGTGATCCTACGGCACTTCCTGTTGGTACAAACAACTATGTACTAGTTGCAGATAGTAATGAAGCTACAGGTGTTAAATGGGCTACAGTACCAGCAGGTAGTGGTATGAGTAATCTTGTTGAAGATACTACTCCTCAACTAGGCGGTGATTTAGATATTAACGGACAAGATCTTGTTACTACTTCTAATGGTGATATTGATTTAGACCCTAATGGATCAGGAAAAGTTGTATTTAAAGGTAACTCAACTAAAGGTGCTGGACAATTTAAACTTAACTGCGAACAAAACTCACATGGAATAATTATAAAAGGACCACCTCATAGTGCTGCTGCGAGTTATACTCTTACTCTCCCTAATAATGATGGTGATGCAGGTCAGTTTTTAAAAACTGATGGTAGTGGAAACCTTAGTTTTGATACTGTTTCTTTACCTGATTCAGATAAAATTGAAGAAGGAGATAGTAAGGTTGAAGTTGTAGATACTGGTTCTGCTACTTATGTATCAACAGTAGTTGATGGTGCAGAAGCAAATAGAACATTATCAAGTAAAGCTACTATTTTTGATTCGGCTTATTTTGGAGCTAATGTAAATAAAACAGACGCATCTGGTCAAGGTATCAGTATTCTTTATGGTGGTGGTACAAGTAATGTTGGAATAATAGCTAATACTCATACAAGTGGTTTACAAATAAGAAGTAACTCTGCAATTCAACTACAACAAAATGGTTCGCCTAATAATGTTTATGCGTCTTTTTCAAATACAGGAGGATCTTTTTCAACAAGTGGTACTGCAAGATTTGATTATGATGCTACAAATATTAATTTTGCACTTAATATTTTACCAGACACAGATAGTAATTATGATATAGGTACAAGTGCAAAAAGATTTACTAATATTTATGCTGATAATTTATATGGATCAGCAGCTAATTTAACAGCAATACCAGCAGCCAACATCACAGGTACATTGCCAGCTATTGATGGATCAAACCTTACTGGTATAACAGCAGGTGCGCAGGGTGGTGGAGGAGAATCTATATTCTTTGAGAGTGAAATTGCTATGGATAATGATTACACAATTTCTTCAAATCATAACGCTTTAGTTGCAGGTCCTCTAACAATTAATGCTACACTAACAATAAATAGTCCTTCAGTTGTAACGATTCCATAATGGCTATAGCAATCAACGGATCTTCAAATACTATTACAGGAATAGCAGTAGGCGGTTTACCTGACGGAATAGTAGATTCAGATATGCTTGCTGCTAATGCTGTTAGCTCTGCAAAGTTAGCTAGTGGTGCTGGCGGTAAAATTCTTCAAGTAAAACAATCAGTTTTAGGAAGTATTACTTCTTTTTCAACTGGTTCAAGTACTATCTCAGATTCATATTTTGATATTTCTGGACTTTCTGTAACTTTAACTCCAGCAAGCGGTACAAAGTGTTTTGTAAGTTACACTGTTAATACTTGTGGACAAGCTGGATACGCTCATGGTTTAGCACTTTTTAGAGATTCAACGCAAATATATAGAGGAGCTAGTGCCGGCAATAAACAAAGATTATCAAATTGGACTTTTACACAAGATAATAATCAAATATATACTTTAAATGGTCAAGCTTTGGATACACATGGGGCTGATGGTAGTACAGCAGTAACTTATAAATTGCAAATGTATGTAGGAACACCCGGCTGGACTGTATGGGTCAACAGGGCTGGAACAGGTGAAAGCGATACAAGAGCTTTCGGGCGTACAGCTTCTGAAATTACAGTAATGGAGGTAGCGGCATGAGTTTAGATCATGAAGCGATAAGAAAAGCATATCCTGATGCTGCAATAGTAGATGATAATAAGGGTGCATTTAAAATTGATGGTACGCAGATCACACTTGTTCAATCTGATATTGATGCTGCAAGAGTTACCTTAGACAACGAATTAGCTGCAACTAAATATCAAAGAGATAGAGCAGCAGAATATCCCTCTGTGGTCGATCAGTTGGATTTAATTTACCATTCTGGCATTGATGCTTGGAAGGCAAAAATAAAGGAAACAAAAGATAAATATCCTAAACCATGAGTACATTAAAAGTAGACGGAATCCGTTCCAATTCCGCAACAAGCGATGCCATAACGTTGGCAAGCGATGGAACGTGCACTGCTCAAGTTACTAATAATCTAAGTAACAGACGAATGAACATAAATGGAGCAATGCTTGTTTGGCAAAGGGGAAACTATGTATCAGTAAGTGATGGAAGTAATGAGGATTACCAATCAGTTGACAGATATGGTTTTAAGTTTGGTAATAGTTCGACTGGAGCAGCAACAATAAGTCAAAGCGGAGAAGTACCAACTAATTTAGGTTTTCCAAATTCTTATAAAATTGGTGTAACCACAGTAAATAACAATGCAAATAATGCACAGATATTATTTTTTTATAGATTTGAGGCACAAGATATTGTTAGTAGCGGTTGGAAATACAATGATCCAAATAGTTTTTTAACTATTTCGTTTTATTTTAAAAGTAATAAAAGTGGAACTAATAAATTACCTGTGCAAATTAGAACTTTTGATGGGACTGTATATTATTATGTTGCTGAGATTACTCAAAGTGATACGAACTGGAATAGACATACAGTAAAAATTCCCGGAAATTCTAATTTAACTTTCAATAATGATACTGGTACGGGTTTAGAAATAGCATGGTATTTTGCAGTTGGATCTACTTTGCAAGGTAGTGCTGATACATGGGGGACAACTAATATACACGGAACAAGTAACTCAACAAATTATTTTGATAGCACTTCAAATGATATGTGGATTACAGGCATACAGATTGAAGCTACAACTAATGGTATAGCAACAGGTTTCGAGCATCGCAGCTACGCAGATGAACTTAGACGTTGTCAACGGTATTACTTTAAAAGAACTGGTGGTAACGGTGATCAAATGTGTTTAGGTTATGCTGAAAGTGCGGATCGTTTTGCATTTATGGTTAATTATCCTGTTCCCATGCGTGCAAATCCATCTTTTACTGGATCAGCTACATCCGTTAGATTTTATTCTAATAATCCAAGTGACACTTTTAATATGAGTCAATTAGTAGTATTTCAACAACCAACAACACCTAATCCAGAACAAGGTGCATTATGGAGAGAAGGAACAAGTGGTGCTACTGCTGGACAAGGTGGAGGTTTACAAACTTATGACTCAAGTACAAGTACTATGGAATTTTCTGCGGAGATTTAATATGGCAACACGTTATCAAAACTATGCAACTTATGTAGATGTTGATGGAAACACCCAATCTCATAAAGCAATTAAAAGAATATTAGATGATGGAACTATCACATCTATACCTACGAACGAAGGAAACACCGATTACCAAAAGTATCTTGCTTGGGTAGCAGAGGGGAACACAGCGGAGGAAGCTGACTAATGGCATTAACACAAGTAAGCACCGGCGGTATCAAAGACGGTCAGGTGCAAACAGCTGATTTGGCAGATGGTCAGGTTACAGTTGGTAAACTACACGCTGATGCTCTTGATCGTACCTACACACTAGGAGCAGATGGCAGCAACCACTATACATTTACAGGAGAGGGCTTGACCGGGGCGGTCAATGACCCTACCTTGTATCTGACACGTGGTAAAACATACAGATTTGTAAACGGTAACTCTGCTGGAGCACACCCGTTTCGTATACAAACAACAGTCAATGGCTCGGCTGGTACAGAGTACAATACAGGAGTCACAAATAACGGAGGAGCTGGTGGATCTACAATAGTATTTGAAGTACCACACGATGCTCCAGACGTGCTATACTACCAATGTACCTCACACGGTTCGATGGGTGGTATACTTTATGTTACAGGAGCACTAGCTGACGGGACAGTTACTACAGCAAAACTAGCTGACGATGCAGTTACTGACGCTAAGTTAGCTAACTCTATTAACTCAGCTATAGCAGCAAACACAGCAAAACCATCTATAACCATAAACAACAACGCAGATAACAGAGTTATTACTGGCTCTGGTACTGCTAATACTTTGGAAGGTGAGTCTGATATAACATTTAGCAGTAATGTATTAGATGTTAATAATGCAGTAAGGCTACCTGATGTTGGTACTGTTCATTTTGGAGCTTCTGATACAGCTTATGTAAGAGGTAAAGATAGCACAGATGGATATATAAAATTAGGTACTGCTGGTCTAGATCGTGTAATTGTAGATCCGTCTGGAAACTTTGCACTTGGGGCATTTACACCACCAGCAGACCTTAACTCTGCGGTAATGCCTTCTTTGTTTATAGACAGTAATACCAATAGTCTTTCTGCTGAAGGTGCTGCTGTTTATCTTACACAAAACGCATATTTTAATAGTGGTGGTAGTTACGAATATGTAAATGCTGCTGCTGCTTCACAATATAGACAAAATGCAGGGGGACATTCGTTTCTAGGTGCAGCTAGTGGTTCTGCTGGTGCAAATTTCAGTTTTACAGAACATATGCGTATTGATTCGACTGGAATCGTAACTAAACCTAATCAACCTTCATTTTCTGCCCATAGCAGTTCAACTTATTGGACACATGGTTCTAGTACAGGAACTTTAGATATTGACACAGTAACAACTGAACTGTTTGACATAGGTGGTAATTATAATGCAAGCACTTGTGTTTTTACAGCACCAGTAGCAGGGAAATATTTTTTCACACTTACATACGCTTATGTTTGTACATCAGGTTATTTAAATATTCACTTAAAGAAAGGTGTTAGTGGTACTTACAGCACTTATGGAAGAATGTTTGCAAGTCCGCCACAACAATCAGGTGCGTATTCTGGGCCTCCTGTTACAGGCATAATAGAATTAGCTGCGGGTAATACTGTTAAACCAATGGCAGAACTTAACTATAGTGGAAACCAATTAGTTAATGTTTCCTTTACTGGCTATTTAATAGGATAAGTGGACTTACCCACCATAGTGCTGCCAGATCCAGTACAACTGCAAACCCCCTCTTTACCTCTCCCTACAGCAAATGTTCCCTCATATCAACCTTTGGTCGTACCTCCGCAAGATTTACGAAGACCCGAAGGCACAAAGGAGGTGCAAACA